TCGATGATATGTCAATTGTACTCGCCCACATAAGATTTTGAGTACAACCGTTGTTCCCGATTGGCAACACCACTAACGTATAAGGCTCGTTCAGCTGGGGGTCCACTTAGTCCCAAGGCACAGGCGTGTGCCCCACGGTACCGCAGTACAGGTTGATTTTTATTACAGTGATCAAGTAACTGTGTTTGTGAATAACGATCGGTCACAAACAACACGGGAACTGTTAACTACAGGTTCCATGCGCACCCTGGGGTGTTTTCTCGTACAAAGCCTCGAGGGCAAACGGTAAGCACCATCCTCAGCTACCTAGGGTTATTTTGTTAGGTTTTCTTCCACTCAGTAGGGGGGGGGTCGTAAGGCCCCATAGGATTTAAATACCTATTCCTGCCCCTAGAAGGCCCTTACTCATACACAGCGTCAACCTTGGATACAAAGATTGATACCTGAGTGTTCCCGGTTGGAAGGACACCAGCACCTAAATTAATATTTCTTGGACTGATGTCACTACCGAGCAACGTAAAGTAAAGTGTGTAAAACACCCTACGGGTGACAAACCCATTTTCACTTTGGAAAGTTTGCGTGGGCGGGTTGAATAATGTCACGTAGGGTGTCAATCCGGCTGTCAACGTAAATGTTGGTACTGTTACTGCCAAAGCGACATCAGCAGACCAAATAACAGACAGTTGATAAGTTCCGTCTGGAACAGAAGTATCAAAGAAGATTCCTGTTCCAGTTACCGTTACACCCGGTAAATCACCAACAGATATATCAGCCTGGGTTCCAAGCGGGTTACCATTGGTGAATACCGTTCTTGTGACAGACTGGGAGAGAGCATCAATCCCGATATCCTCGGGAAGTGCCGGTTTGAAAAACTCTACACAATAGGATACCCACAACTCACCAATAAGTTGAGTTGGGTTCCCTTGTGAAGCGAGTTGAGTAAGACCCATGTCATACAAGCGAGGATCCTGTCCAGGGGGAACTGGACCATTTCTGATGTACAACTTGGTAATGCTAGTCTCAGCTGGCGAACACTCAATTGCGTGAATCAAATTGTTTGTTGGCTTGACTGATACGGCATACTCGCTGTTTTCCATTTCTACCTTTGTCCTAAAGAGTGGGTCAGCAGAGTTGTAGTTTGTCGCAAAGACAACTACCCCTGGTGCACCATTCGTCACATAATCTGTAATCAATGGGCGGAACTCAAATATCATTCCGTGAATGCGATACTGTTGGTAATTTTTCGCCACAGTGGACAACCACGGGAAGGTATTTTTATCTCCTGGATTGAGAGCATAGGGCCTGTTGGAAAATGTGGTAGTTCCTGTGAGATCCCCCAAGTACTCTCTATGGCAGACGATATTCGTTCTTTCCCCAGCAGTGAACTGGGGAATTTGCCTGTCATTTGTTAGCACATTATAAGAGGGTCTCTGGCCGACCATTTGGTAGTCGCCACTACCAAATATCTGTCCTATTCCAGAACCGAGCCACTTTCCAACGCCCTTGAGATACGGCATATTAAATACTGTTCCAAGGGCTCCGCCGGCTATGGCGCCGGCATCCGCAAAGGGAGTTTGTTTCCTCGCCTTTGGCTTAATTTTTCGTTTTGTTTTGTTTGTCATTGTATGGGATACCCAATGACATGGGGACTGTACATCAAGGCTGAACCATCAAGGGGGATCCGTGCAGTCTCTTGGCATTCTGATTAGCACTAAAATGATAGTTTTGGTCCATTACCAACCTCAACCCCATGCTGTATCACAGCTTAGGGAAACGATCCCAAGCCCGCAAAGCGGCTACATGTTGATTGGTAAGCACCTATACACCGGCTGATTGGTGTTGGTGCTCAACATGTATTCATCAAAAGTCCGCTCTATTGCGATCTGCGCCTCGGGTGAGACGTCAAATGCTACCCAAAAAGAGTAGCGACTTATTGGTGGCACATCATCAACAAAATCCCTTTTCATTCCTCTAGCCATCCTTGCGGCCCCAGTTTCTAGAGTTGGGTCTGTTAATGGGGTTGCACCATTGGACTTTGTCTTAAACTGCCGATAGAAGTTTTGCCAGACCGGTATTCCACCGGTTAGTGACAGCCCCCCCTTTCCGACAGCAGACATCCAGCGCTCCATCACCTTCTTACCATTTAATGGCTTCAGTGATAGGC